AACGGTCTTAGGGTCGATATACGCCTCCCCATCAGCAACACGGGCGGGCTGTTTACCGTCAATGCTAGTATTAATCGAGTCGCTCAGGCCGTCGCCTTTACCTTTGATATGCTTAACCGCGCCAAACTTAGCTTTTAGCGAGCGTAACCCCGCATCAGTACTACCGTTACCCAAGGCGCTAACAACGTCGGCGGGGACAACAAAGCCCCCTTTAGCCATACCGCCAGCAGCTAAACCCATAAGTCCACCGGCAGCCATACCCCCGGGGGAAGAGGGGCCGAAACCCCCGTCCGCGTCCGCGCCACTAAAACCGCCGCCGCCGCTTGGGCCCCCCACACCTACGTCAGGAGACGAGTTAATATTTGCGGCTTGTTCTGCTTGTGCCGCCGCCGTTGCGCTGAACGTTTGGTCGCTGCCGTATGGCGTGCTCATATCTACCTGTTGCACAGGGCCGGTGACTTCAGGAGCGCCGAACATGGCTTGGCGGCCCGTCTCTAAATTAAGAGCGCCTTGCATCTGCTGTTGGTCAAACTGAGCGTCTGTCATGGTTGACTCATACCCACCAGACGAGTCGATGCCGATAGGCGTAACTGCTGCCATAGGGGCTGTGGGCGCAACACCGGGCTTCTTAGTGTACTTCTGAGTTACGGGATCGAACGTGTACTCTTCTGGCATACCGCCTTCGGCTAAGCCCAAGATGCCGCCCTGAGCAACCCGAACTTTATTCGGCCCTTGATAAGAAGGTGTGAAATACCGCAGTTCGCCGTCCGGATTGGCCAAACGTTGCGCATCTAAGTCTTCTCTAGATGTCTTGCCGGGATTGTATGTGTATTGGTACTGCTCATTGTCTACAGGAGCAGACTGACTCTTAGGCTCTTGGAACAGCATTGGCGCCGCAGCAGCGCCTATATTTAAAGCGTTGTCACCGTAGAAACCCGGTGTTGCCAGCTTACCCATTGCCGAGGTAGCCATAGGCGTAACGGTTTGAGGAATAGCGCCTAGACCCTGCGGAGCCAAACTGGCCTGTGGTAACCCAGTCATACCCGATTGGGTCAGAAAGTTGTTTGCTGACGCGCTTTGTGCGGCGGAAGTCCCAAGACCTGAAGCCCCTTGCGTAGCCAACCCTGTGTTTGCTGCTTGTATAGAGCTGTTAACCGCCGGAGCCCCTGAAACCAATCCCGAACTCGCGCCAAGCCCTAGACTCTGACCTAGACCTGCTCCGCCATACGCGCCGATACCTGCCATTAAACCTTTACTTAGATCGCCACCGTTCAGCGCAGTAGTACCAAGGCCCACAATACCCGCAGCCAGCGGGGGCGGAACGCCCATCATAGACAGCCCAACACCAGCAATCGTAGGGAGAATGGACTTTAGGAAGCCTGCTTCGACCAGACCCGTCTCGGGGTTAATTGTTAGGGAGCCGCCATGCGCCTTAGCTAGTGCCTGCAAGCCTTGCACTTCGCCGGGGGTCATGTGCACCAGTTGGGTATCTTCGCCGCGACCTTGTGACTGGACAGACTGCGCAATTGGGTGTAGGTTGTTCATAGCTATATTTTAATAGGTCAAAGTACAAATGGGAAGCGGGGGCTATCCAACTTTCCAGTTAGTCCCATCAGAGTACACAGGGACGGTCACAGCCCCACTACCCGCAACGGTAGCGCCAAACGTAGGACTTGCTGCGTCGGACACAAAAGACCTAGACCCAGCGCCAGAAGTAGCCGCACTAGGTAGCGTTGCGACCGTAAACACTGTTGTTGGGGGGATAACCGTCGAGTCTGCGCTCATCTGCCCCAGAATGTTATCTAGCTGGTTAAAGTACAGACGTAGAACGTTATTGAGCTGCTCCATAAACTGACGATCATAGGCACCCGGTGCCGTAGGTAACCGAGGCGCAACCGTCCGCGCAAGAGTCTGACCTGAAGTAAGAATGTTAGCCATTAGCGACGCCCATCGGAACGCATGTCGATTCGAGTAGCGCCCAACTGCCAAGCCGTTCCTACCTCTGAGGAGCTGATCTTAAACGCCATCTGGCGACCCCTAATGCGGGTATACACAACCTCAGTAAATTCCTGCACAACGTGATCACGTGTGTTGGTGTAGTTATTAGCACTGCTAACCGTTGGAGTAGCAGCCGCGCCATAGGGTGCGCCGGGGTTCTGACGCGGGCGAGTAGTCAACGTAACCTGTGGGGCTGCGCCTGTTGACCCTGTAAAGCTCACGTCGGGAATCATACGCCAGACAAACCCGTAGTTGTGCCCTTCGCCAATATCAAAATCTGAAGACTGGATAAAGGACTCAATAGCACTAGGTGGATTTGTAGAGCCGTCGTCAACGCCGTTCTCGTGGTAGAAAAACTGCTCGTTATATCCAGCAGCCAGTGGGTAGTAGCGAAGCGGTGAGTCTAGCCATGCAGTTCGTGCCAGCGTGCCGTAGTACCAGATGTTTTCCGCGTAGTTATAGACCACGTAGGAGTTAACCGTAGTAGATGTACCTGAACAATAGAACCACCAGACTTCACTGAAGCCCTCGTTTGTACCGGCAATAGTCTGCTCAATTTGATCGATGTTAATGTTGGCAAATACGTGCTGGCGCAGGGAGCAGGGGAGCGTTTGTACACGGCCATCGTACGCATAAAATTTATCTGCGCCCATCCAGTAGGTAACGTTAGCAGCCGTAGCCACAGCGTTTTGACCCACGATGGAGATGTTCGTACCCATCTGCTGGAAACCCCACACGTATGGGGGGCCAAGGTACTGCATGGAATACAGCGCTGCATCTGTAAACACCAGTATTTCTTGACGCTGAGGCTTAATAGCCACAATCTCGGAGCCAGAAGACAGCGTAAAACTACCCGCTTGGTTAGTGATGGCTGGAGCCCACGTAGAGTAGTCTTCTTGGTCTGACCAACGCACCAGCAGGGGGTTAATTTCCGTCTCACCATAATCGTTACACCCGAAGGCAATAACAAAGCGTGACGAGTCTGATACGTGAACAATGTTGCACGCGCTTGGGCAGCTAGAATCCGTGGTCCAGTAGGCTATGCTGTCTTGCGTATTTGTGTTGGTGCTTGACAACTCCTGCGCCCGGTTCACAGTGCTTGCGGACACGGCGGGAGCCCACAGATAAAGAGGGCCGCCCCGATTATTGGCGAGGAGGTACTCTCCGTAGTTAATCTGGCTCCATAGACGTAAATCAACTTTCACCCCAGTAGCTGCGGATTGCCCCCACCCAGTACTAGCAAATCCAGTAGTTACCCCGCTCCAACCGCCCGCACCCCATCCAGCGGCTGTTGTAAAAATAGCGGAGCCTGTATTTATTTGGTACTCAATACTGCACGCCCCAGTAGTTCCGCTAGACGTAGCGGGGGTAGCCACTTCAATGGAGAGCGTGTTTGGGTCTATGTACTCGACGCGAAACTCGGTATTTAGGTCCGCAGCAGGAATTCCATTAACCGCCCCACTCACGCCGGAGATCACAATAAAGTCGCCGGGCTGTGCGCCGTGCGCGGTGTCGTTTACTACAACTGTAGTTGAGGTGTCCGTAGTGGTAAACGCGTTTGACGCAATAGTAGATGTAGTGCGTAGCGGCGTAATATCGACAACATCACCGTTCGTGGAGTCTTGTATATAGAGCTTTAGTTCTGTGCCAAGTGATAAGTAGTTGCGCCCTTTTAGGGAGACCCAGTTCCACATGGAGCGGCAGACGCCCCAGAACGACCCACTCGGCGGCGGCAGTGCTGAAGTGTTTGCCCCAGTGTCAACAGCCCAACCGCCAATTTTCTCGGGGAAGCCAGAACGGAAACGCACTTTGTCGCACTCATACCAGCCGCCCTCATTGGCTAGGGTAGTGTTGTCTCGGCTGACCCCGGGTCGAAATTTAAGCGCTTGTAGTGGCATATTTGTCTCTTAAGCAACGAGTCCGGGTAAGTATACAGTTTTACCGTCTTTTTTAGTAGCGGTAAGCACCTGCTTCTTGTTGTCACCGAGGTTGTAGCTGACATGCACCCAACCTGAATCGGGGACGCCGGGAGTGTAGAACTCCAAAATAACTTGACGGAAAATTAGGTTATCCACGATCCACTGGGCAAGCTCAGCGTTAGCCACCCCGGGAATTTCTATGTCTGCAGCCATACCACGGCAATGATCTGAAGTCTTGGAGCCACCTACTTTAGTGTTTACCTCGGCACTGCGGAAGCCTGAATTGACTTTAACGGGCATACCAAACCGCTCCCGCACAGGCTGCAGCACGCACTCGCACAGAATAGTCAGGTTCTCTAGCTGGTCGGCATCGGGGGTATTGTCGATGTCATGGCGTAGGGCGGTTTCGCTTTTGGTCATCTCCGCAAGGGAGAAGTTGGCGGTTAGTTTCATATAAACTCTTCTTTAGGTATCTGTACGCATGTAAGCTCAAAAGCGTCAACGCTTAAGTCTGTGGCTAGTTTGTGTCTGACCGCGTAATTTTTCTGTTCACACTGGCTGGCGGTTGCCGTTAAAGTGCCGTTGGCAAACCCGCAGGCCCCATTAGTAAAACAAATAAACGCAACAGGTATCCAGAAAGACATAACGTACTCCTAAACTATTTCACAATGGACCTTAACTGATCGCCCTTATCTTTACTACCCACGCTAGAGCCGAAGTAGTAGCTTAGGATTTGTGTTACGGCGGCGGATAGCACGCCCAAGATGTAAATCAAAATGTCCTTGGCCTCTGGCTTTACCTCCACAAAGATTAGCACCGCGAACAGCAGGAACGACAGGCTAACAACGCCTAGCGCCAACGCTGGCGTGACAATTTTGTTAAGTAGAGGCGCATTCGCACTTGAAGCGATAGCCATCTCGCGCTCGCGGGCACTGTTTTTATCGGCAAGAATCGCTTTGAATTTGTCGTGCTCAAGCTGTTTTATTTTTGCCTCCGCCTCGGGGTCTTTGTTAATTGCCCGCATTACAGCATCTACTTCGTCTTTGACGCCAAGCTGTTTAGAAAGCGCACTAACTGCCATGCCAGCCAGAGGACCACCAAGTACAGTAGCAATACCGGGCGCGAAGCCCTTAACCATCGAAATAAGATCATCCATTTCCGCCCCTTGTATATATAGCCCACACCAATACGGCGATAACAATAACCCCCGTTAAAACAGAAGTTACGATTAGGACGCCGTTTATCCACGCCCAGATTGTTTGTTTGCGCTTGTATCTAGCTAGTGCTTCAGCCTTGACCGCTGCATCTCGTTTACGCTTTGCATCAGCTTGGAACTGCAACCAATCGTCCCACAACCCCGCCCGCCCGCAGTAGATCATTATCTCTTGCAGCTCTTGTTCGTTCCGTTTAATAGCCTCTAGTGCAAAAAACGCTTCTGAATCAGAGCCGCTTGCGTTGGCTTTCTTAGCTATCGCGGCCTTGTTATCAAAGAAGCTGAACAGGTGCTGCCCCGCTGCCATAATGTCTCCACCATTGGCAACCGTTTCTTTAATAACCGCAAACGCGGCGTTTGCTACGGCGAGTTCAGCTAGCAATGGCTACTCCTTACGCGTGTTATGCGGCGTCTAGCTGCACTGTATACACAAAACCATCTTCTCTAGTTGTGAATGAAGAGCCTGCATATATTTCAGGCTCGCCTTCCCCATTCCACCCTGTAGTGAGGACAAACAAAGCGACCTGCTCCGAAGTCAGTACTACTTCTTCGCCTTTAACTACCTTCGCTGCGGCTCTAATCCATTTGCCACCTTGGGGGACAGAAAAGCACACACGGCAAGCGGGAGTTTCTACTGGGGTCTCGATTGAGATACTGTCGGCAGGAAAAGTGCCAATAGTTAAATCAAGACTAGAGTCGTTAATGCCTAATACTTGTTTAAAGCCCGCGTCTTCGCAAGCGACTTCAAATTTACCGAACGTATAGACGTTTAAGGTGGCCTGATTTTGAGGCGTTACATCAGGTAAATACTTCTTTTTATGCACAAGCCCAATGGAAGGGGTAGACACGTGTATAGCCAACCATCCATAGGTATATTTTTTAAATTTGTAGTTCATCCCATTTTCCCAGTGAGGTAGATGTGCGCTGCTTCTTCTTCAAGCACATCAGTAACCCCGGTATTGCCTACTTGCGAGGGGTTTTGCTCAGATTCTAACGCAAGCCAGTGCGCCATAGGTGAGCCGCTTTCAATGGCATCTTCTAGCGCCTCACCTTCAAATGGCATTCGCACTCCAACAAAAGCGGACTCCCTACCTTCTGAACTGTACTTAACCACCATACATTGCGCGTGAGCGTCTTCAGAAATAATTTCGTACGTGTACTCGAGATTCACAATATATTCCTTTTATCCTAGCGGCCCAAGTCTTGTTCCTGTTGCTAACCATGTAACGTTGCCCTGCCCTGATGTAGCTGGCCCAGCACCACCACCACCACCGCCGGGAGCGCCGTTTGAGTATCTTTGGCCAGCACCACCGCCAGCGCCCCAACTGCCGCCCGTCCCTCCCTGTTGGTTACCCGGCCCAGTACCGCCTCTACCGCCAGCACCCGCGCCGGAAAATGTTCCCGCACTTCCTGCGACACCAGCACCGTTTGCGCCTGCACCACCAGCCGCACCTGATGAGTTGGTTAGTGAGGATCGACCGCCGCCACCGCCGCCGCCGCCAAATAGAAGGTAAGTTACGTCTTTAGGTGTTCCTTGTTGTACTGTGAACCCCCCGGCTCCACCACCACCTCCACCGCCGCCAGCAATAGTGCCGTTATTACGAATAGACGCCGCGACAGAAATTGTCAAAGCCAACCCACCCGCAGCCCCGGCACTACCGGGAGTCTTTGCGCCAATAGAATAGCCAGTGGCGGAGCCGCCAGCGCCAGCGTTACCACCACGGCCCACAATAGTGCCATTGTTAACCAACTCAATACCGCTAGGCCAAGCGCCGTTAATAGTCAAACCGGGTGTGCCTACCGTGTCAGAAGTCATAACCACGCCGCTGTTAATCGTTGCGACTACTTTTGTACTTTGATTCCACCCAGCGTTTACAGCAAGTGTGCGCAGGTTCGCGTTGGTCTGTGCTGATGTAATTGAGAACGCAAATTGATTTGCTTTACCGTAGCCGTTGCTCATGCTGATAGCGCCACTAGAGACGCCGAACAACGTGCGCACAGTAGACTGATTCATGTTGATACTAGTAGTGCCCGCCGAACCAAGCTCAACGTTGACTTGGTTAAGGGATATAGCCCCTGATGCTGGTAACGCCATGTTAGTTCCTTATGGTGTGCCGTAGGCGGTTACGTTAGCTAGTGAGGTAAAGTTGCCGCTTGAATCAAGGGACGCGATATTTGTTGCCCCATATTTAAAGTACAACTTACCCCCAGACTCTACAACGGAAAATGCGGCTGTGACTAGATTCGTTGCGTTTGTCGCGCTTGTCGCGCTGGTTGCGCTTGTAGCAGTAGCCGCGCTGGTTGCGCTTGTAGCAGTAGCCGCGCTGGTTGCGCTTGTAGCAGTAGCCGCGTTGCCCGTAATATTGATTGCCCACGTGCCCGAAGCTCCTGTACCTGTAGGAGAGGGAACATCCGCGCCAATAGCCACGCCGAGGTTTGTACGTGCGTTACTAGCGGAAGATGCTCCTGTACCGCCGTCGGCTACGGTTATATCTGTGATGCCTGTAACGCTTCCGCCAGTAACAGATACTGCATTGGAGTTCTGTGTAGCAATACTGCCGAGGCCAAGCGACGTGCGAGCAGTTGCGCCGCTTTCCGCAACCCATGTTGTGCCGTTACCAACAATAAAGTTACCGGTAGTTTTAGCCAGTCCGCCAAGCGCTGTTAAGTCCGCGTCGTAAGCCTGCACGTCAGAGCCAATAGCCACGCCGAGGTTTGTTCTTGCGCTAGCAGTAGTAGATGCGCCAGTACCGCCGTCGGCTACGGTTATATCTGTGATGCCTGTAACGCTTCCGCCAGTAACAGATACTGCATTGGAGTTCTGTGTAGCAATACTGCCGAGGCCAAGCGACGTGCGAGCACTGGGGGCGCTAGCCAAATCAGACAGGTTGTTTGCGCGGAAAGCGTATGCAGTATCTGCACCAGTGGCGGTTACGCCGAGGTTTGTTCTTGCTGTACCCGCATCGGATGCGCCAGTACCGCCATCTGCTACGGCTAAATCTGTTGCCAGTGTTAGCGAGGAAATGTGGTTGTTCTGGAAAGCAAAAGCAGTCCCATTAGTCCAAACCGTTACTGTTTTACCCGTTGGGATTACAACCCCGGCACCCGCAGCAGTGGTGTTGCCTAGTACTGTGGAGTTGTAAATCGTTGCGGTATAGGCGCTAGCGTTATAGACGGTGTACGTCTTCTCAGTCGGAGGAGCGTAGACCGCGAAGTTTGCCCCGGTAGTGGTTGTCAACGCTAAAACTGCGTTTCGTGCTTGGTCGGCGGCACCATTTAAAGCGGTAAGAGCTTGGTTGGCAGACGTAACAGACACCGAGACATACCCCGAGATGGCATCTTCGATCAGCGTGCCGAGGTTGGTGTTCGTGGTCGCGCCCCAGCTACCAGCTTGTTCGCCGAGGCCGATGAGTTCGATGCGTAGGTCTGGTGAGTATGTGCTTGGCATTGAGTGTCCTTAAACTGCCGCGATGTTGGTCCACTCGGCATCTTGCGTATCGTTGATCGGGTTCCACACTACGGGGTTGGGGTTGTAGTTCTGGCGTAAAGCTCCTGCAAAAGACACGGTCCCGAAGCTGGCCCCGCCAAACACCGCGATGTCATTAATTATCGTAGGTATCAAAAGGTCTGTCCACCCCGGCGTCTGGCTGTCGTCGATCAAAACCCAAAGGGGCTGTCCGAGTAGGCTATCAGCAACGCTGGTACTCTCCGCAATTCGGGTTAGATACGTCGCCAAAGACGAGATGTCGGTGTCTCGGATACTCGTCGTTTCGCTAACCCGGGTCGAATACGTCGCCGCTGAAGTGAGCACGTCGAGGCCGAAGGCCGCGTCAAAAACAAACGCGTTTATCTCGTACAGCGCAAAGGTAGTATCCGCACCAGAAACCGCTTCGATCACATCCGCGTACACAACAAACTGGGTACCGCTAGCGTCCTGGCTGCTTACGGTGTCGATAAACTGCGCCGCATACGTGGGCAGGGAGGCTAGTGAGTCGGACGCTGCCGCAGTCTCTCCCACCACACTTTGGAAGGCGTTACCCCCCATGGTGGCAAATGGCGACTGTGCGAAGGCTACGGTTCCGAACATAGGGGGTCTGTTTTAAACGTGTCCCGCGTCATAAGAATCTAACAAGGGTTCAACCCACACCGCTACAGCTTTACGCCAGCCGCCAAGTGCTAGATAGTTCATTTTATGTTAATTGACCAAGGCCTGTAGCGGGGTTAAATCCTCTGTCGTCCAATACGTCTTGTCCAGCATAATCTGCAAATGCTCTACGTTGCGTGAGACTGTGTCAGCCCAGTCTTTGTCAGTCATGCCCTCAGGTTGACCAGCGTTGA